GTAGAAAAAGTAATTAGACAGACTGCCGATATGGATAGTAAAAAAGTAATTATTTGGCAAGAGCAAGAGCCTGGGAGTAGTGGAAAAATAACTTTTGATCATTATCGTAGAAATGTACTTCCTGAATTTGCTTTTTATCCGGACAAAGTAAGCGGAAATAAATTAGACAGAGCAAGACCTTTTTCAAGTTATTCCGAGGCTGGTAATGTGAAGGTAGTAAAAGGGGCATGGAATGAAGAATTTTTTAATGAGATAGAATTATTTCCAGATGGACCTTTTAAAGATCAAGTCGATGCATGTAGTGGAGCTTTCAATAAATTGTTTATTCCTAATGGGCCAAGGATAAGAATAATAGGTGAAGATAATAATGATTATGAATAAATAAAAAAATAAAGAAATTTTAAATTTTTTTCGCAAAAAGTATTAAAAAAGACAATAATATTAATATAGAAATATGGGAGTATTATTATGTTTTTTAAAATAATGTCTTGTCTGTTATTAAGTATTGTATTTCCTACTTGTGTTTTTTATTATATTCTTTTATTACGTGATATTAAAGAAACATTTGCATATAAGACTTTTGAAAAAGTCTGGCCAAAAAATAAAAAAGAACTTTTTTTGGCTTTTATTCCTTTCAATTTATTTTTTAAATCATTGGTTTTGTTTTATAAAGATGTAAAAATAGGAATAAAAGAAAATTTAAATGATTTTGAGAAAGGAAACAAAGAATGATTAAAATAACAACTGCTGAAGATTTACATTTCATGAATGCTTACAAAAAAGATTTTGGAACTGATCCAGAAATAAAGAATGAAAAAAAGACAGAAGAATCTTATTGTATAAATCCGTTAACTGGTGAAAAAGTCTCTTTTATTTTACCTAATTTTCTTTATCTTGATATTGAGCATTTTCAAAATGACATTGGTAAAATTATAGAGAAAAAATTCAAAGCGGAAATAGATAAATTATTTTTAGATGGTGATGGAAAGGGAGCAATTTAAATGCAAGTTTTTACACCTTATGTAAAACAATGGAAAAACGCAAAGGTTTTAGATAAGAAGCGCAGAAATAAACAGATACTTGAAATAATTCAAATTATTTCTGCTAATAATAGTTTTGATGTTGGTTGGAAAATTCCAAAATATGTTTATAATCATGTTAATACTTTAAAATGGAAGGGTTATGATAGTTATCTTATGGCTTATTTATTTTGGTTACTTGTAGAATACAGAAATGAACATGAAAAAGATGAGTGTCATGAATATCCAAAAAGTTGTTTTTATCATAAATCAGGTGAAATTTTTTGGTTATTAAGAAAAAATTTTTGGATTAAAGATAGTTTTATTTTACCCGATTGGTTTTCAAGGGAAACTTGTTACGAACATCAAAGATTGTTGATAGAAAAAGACAGAAAATTTTATTCTGTTAAATTTAATATGAATTAAAGGTAATTAAAAACCATGAATTTTACGAAATTATTTTGTATGGTTTGCGGGATGGAGCTTAGAAAGTGGATAGTTGAAAATAATTGCGTTTCAATGTGTACTAATAACAAATGTTTTTTATGCGGTATAGTGAGTAAGGATATTGTTAATATCAATAATTTTAAAATTAATACAAAATTAAGGGAGAAAATAAATAAAATGGATAAAAAGGATGTAAAAGAGGAAAGAAATAAAGAAATGTTTGAAAAAGATAAAAAATACAGATTTGAAAAATATTTAGAATTAAAAAAGGAATTTGAAAATGGATGAAAAAGACTTTTTAAATAAAGAAGATATAAAAGCAGAAAAATTAATTCCTATGCCTAGATATGGAATTATATCAAAAGTGGAAGGTATAAAAAATATGGTGGAAATTGATTTTTTAAAATCAAAAACTTATGAAGAAATCAATGAGATTATAAATCAATTTAATAAAAAAATAAAAGAATTAGAAAGAGAAAATGAGATGTTATTAAATTATCTTAAAGGAAGTTGTAAAGTAAATGATGAATTATTAGATGTATTACAGAAAAATAAATTGTCTTGTGGTTTAACAGGGGCTTTAAAAATGATTGAAATAGAAAATTTTTTGGAAAGTAAGAAATGAATAATAAAAAATTATATTTTAAGGTTTTTGCAGACAGAAAAAATATAAATAATGCTTATTATATTGACACTGTTGAAAATGTCATGTGTTTTTGTGGTGGGGGAAGTCATTTGATGGATTGGAGTGATTCTGGTTTACCACCTGTATTTGAACCTATTTATATGACTGATGATGAATTTAATAGTCTGCCAGAATTTACAGGTTTTTAAAAGGAATAAAGAATGAAAAAATATTATTGTGATTGTTGTGGGAAAGAAACAGGTCCTTCCCTAAATGGATTTAAAATTCAGCATCATATGCATCCTGATAATATACATAATTTAAGTGAGGCGTATAATGACAGGGAGGGCAATAGAGTTTCGGGTATGGAAAAAGTTATTGAACTTTGCAATAAATGTTATAATGATATTGTTTCTAAAGCAATTAATAGATTTATTGAATTAAAGAGTAAAATATGAAAGGCATATTTGAAAAAATAGAAGAATTTATGAAAATATAAAAAGGAATATAATATGAATGGACATGTAACAATCACTAAAGATGAGTATTTAATATTAAGAAAAGCACAATTAACATTAGATCGGTTAGAGATCGGTGGTGTTGATAATTGGGAATGGTATGGAGAAAGTTTAAATCCTGATAATGAAATGGAGATTGATGATGCATTTGATGCATTGGAGAAAGAAATTGAATCCATGTGTTCTGATTGTAAAAAATCGGAGGAATCATAAAATGAAGTATATAATAGCTGGAATAATCGGATATATATCAGGAAGTATTTTACCTATAAGACAAAGCATAAGAAATTTAATAATTTTTGTATTAATCATGATAATTTATAATGTAATATATGATAAAATTGTAATAAATAAAAAAGTAGACAAATACACTAAAGAGTAGTAAAATAAGGAATAGTTAAATAAAAATATAGAAAGTAGATAGATAGGAAAAGAAGAATAAAAGTAAGGTTGATACAAATAAAATTATATAGGGGAATTAGGTGGAAAATACAAAGATAATACCGTGTAAAGATATGGGTGAATATAGGCAATTTGGATGGTATGATAAAAGATTAAAACCAGAACAAAGATTATTCCATTTGGGTGATGATCGAAATTGTGATGCTGGGGATAATGTTTATTCCTTACTTGATGGTATAGTAATCTGGTCCGGTGAAGTATCTGGTTTTGGTTCATTTGGTAGAAGTGGCGGAGTAGTGATTGTTGAAAGTATTTTTGAAGATAAAAAGTATTCCATTCTATACGGTCATATAATTCGAAATGTAAAAGTTAATGATAAAATAAAAAAAGGGGATTTTCTTGGTTATGCGATCCGGTATCAATATAAAGATGGTAAAGAAATAATTCGGGCAGATCATTTACATTGGGGTGTTTGGGTAGGTGGTGGTTTACCTCAATTTGATTGGGGTTATGAAATAGAGATTGATTGTAGATGGATATCACCCACAAACTTTAGGGAATCAGTATTGAGTAAGGAAGTTTAAAATGGTTGATAGTTCTTTTAATGGGGTCAAATTTAAAATTAAAGAAAAATCAGATAATGAAAGACAAATACAAAAAGAAATAGATGATTTAAATAATCAAGAATGCGAATGCTTGGTGATCTCGATAGATGATTCGGATGGGTATTATTATTGTGATAAGTGTAAAAAAAGGGTTGTGTTATGAGCAGAAAATATAAATGTGGGGATTGTTCGTTAGTTTTTCTTACTCCCGCAGTATTAATACACTTAAATGGGACCCGGGAAAACATATGTCCTAAGTGTTTAAAAACAAACGTTAAACAACTGATTTTGGTAAAGGTGTAATATATGGAAATAATAAATACCTTAAATGGTAGTGGTATATATCAAGTGTTAGTGGTGTTGATGATTGTAGGAGTAATGGAAACAATAAAAGTAAACCTCCTAAATGCTGTATTGATTACCTTGAAACATGTATGGATGAGATTTCTTATATTGGCAAGCATTGCTTTTGTTTTATCGCTAATCATTACAGCTTTATTTTTTATAACTGATTTTAAATGTTTAGTATGGTTAAGAGCAAGTTTTTTCAACTGGCTTATATCCTATGTGTTTTATGATGCAGTGAAAAACTTGATTATTAAGCCAGTAGAAAGGAAAAATCAATGATTGAACTATTAAAAAAAAGCTGGAAAAAAATATTAATTACTTTTGGTTTGATTGCCGGGATGATTGTATCTGTCCTGGCTCTTGTTTTTTCTAATCAGGTTAAAAATGATGAGAAAACAGAGAAAGAGATTGAAAAAATAAAGAAGGCTAAAAATGAAACTGAAAACATTGTTCATAATGCTGATTACCTTGATTTCAATAACGATGGCACACTCAAACGGAATCCAGCAAGCAAATAACATAGAGAGAGTTAATGGTATCATACTGTCCTTCCAAGCCGAAAAAATAACTTATAACGGTGAGGAAGGTTTTTTCATTTCTTCCCTGGGTTGGAAGAATCTTTACTTAGTTTTGAATGATTACATATATATACAGGATTTAGTCATTAAAAAAGATGACAGAATTAAGCAATTAGAAAAATTGGAAGTTATTAATTTTAAATTGAAAACAGCATTAGGGATAACAATTGCTTTTGATGTTGGTTCTATCCTATTGGCTTCAGGATTAGGTATTATGTGTTGGAATTTAGCAAAAGGAGTTAAGTAGTGGCTATTACAACTGGTGATTATGTGCAATATAAGAGATGGGATGAATTTCATTTTTTTGAAACTTCCGTCCCCCTTAACTCTACGACAGGTATTAATACAAACCTGTCTTTCTCTGTTTTGTGGAAGCTGCAAGAATTAAGATTGCATTTTTCTACTGCTATTATTTCAGCAACTAACCTGGTTGCTAGATTAAGTTCAATTCAAAATAGTAGCCTTAATCAAAGATTACTTAGTCAAACATTAAGTAATGCACAAGATGTCATTATTCAATATGGAACTAATCCATTATTATTTTTCAGTGATGATCAACTAATCATCACTTGCTCTGCTTTGTCCGTTACTAATTTAGTTGGAATTGAAGCTATCGGCTGGGCTGTACGCGGATAAATAACAGAAAAATAAAGGGGTTAATTTTGAAACTGATTATTAATGGTGTACCTTTTTTCACTTTTCAAACTGACAGTGATATAGGAAGTAATTCTACTTCTTATTCAGTTAATCAAGTTAATGCTTTTTCAAATTATCAAGCTGTTTATTTTTCTGGTGCAGTGTGGGCTCTTGCACAAGCAAATGCTGTTAATACAATGGGGACACATGTAATCAAAAATGTTACTGCATTTGGTTTTGATGTGGTTCAAGCTGGAAAAATAGTTGCCTCTGGACATGGTTTAGGTAGTGCTGGAGATTGGCTTTATGTATCTGAAGGTACAGCCGGATTATTAACAACAGTACCACCTACGATTTATAGCAATCCCTTGGCACAAGTTTTAGATGCTGATACTTTGGAAATTTTTTCTTATCTGGCATCAAAAATTGCCCCTGCTATATTATTTAGCCAATTAACGGATGGATTTTCTTATACCATAGCGGATTCATTGAAAGTTGTTAGAATTAAGTTGGATGGTTCTGGATTAGAATCAGCTGCTAATAATGCTACCATTCCCGATCCAATGCCTATTATTGATAGGACTACTGATCCCGCAATTCCTGCTGCTGGTTTTGTTAATCTGTACCCAAAAACTATAGGTTGTAAATCGGCTATTTTTAGTCAAGACAGAGATAATAATATTTTCGAATTACAAGAATCAACAAGAGAAAAAGATTTTTTGATTGTTTCTCCCCTTTCTGGGACTTCATTACAAAAAACAGGGGGAGATTCAACTACATTAGGTGTTATTTCACATCCAACTATCGTAGGTACAAATAAGTATTGGCAACAAGTAACTTTGGCGACTGCGAACGATGGAGCTGGAATGAATTCTACAACGGCTACTTTTTGGGGAAGTAAGGGATTTTCTTTTTATGAAAAACATTATTTTCCAGATGCTGATTATGGGTCTGGTGCTACTGGTGTAAGGTTTGCAATTGGTTTTGCTAATGCTATATTGACAACAACGGCTAATGCGGATGATGCTACGGGAGAAAGAGCTTGCTTTGCTTTTTCTACAAACCTATCAGAAACTAATTGGATGTTTTCAACAAAAGATGGGACCACCGAGCATAGGGTATCAACTGGTATTACCTTCGTAGCTCAACATATATACAAGTTCTATATAGAAACATTAGATGGTACTTCTTATAAATATAGAATAGATGATATTACGGCGGGAACATCTTCAGGGATTTTGACGGCAACTTTGAATTTACCTGCTGCCTCTACTGCTTTATTTACGGGTTTTGGTATGCGAACGTTAACGACTACTGTTAGAACTATTCAAACAGCAAAAAGCTACACTGTATCAAGGAGTTGAATTTGTCAAGAAGTTATCCGGTTAAAAACATTAAGATAGAATTATTATCAGAAAATAGACTTTCTTTTCTTGTTGGTAACAAAGGTTCTTTTCTTCCTGCTTTTGATGAAGATGTTACAAGCTATACAATGACTGTTGATTCGGATGTAGATAATGTAAAATTATCCGCGTTTACAAAGGAATTGGGAGCAGAGATAAAAATAAATACAATAGAGACCCCTTATGGTCAACCCTCTCTAAATATTCCATTAGATTATTATGATAATCAATGTATTATTTCTGTCAAATCCGAATCGGGAATTACAAAAAATTATGTGTTAAATATCACAAGATTACCGGAAATGAATAATCTTATTTCAACGCCTTTAGCCGAATTCACCGATACGGTTTGTTTTTGTGCATGGGTTAAATTAGATGCTTTGGCGGTTGATAGTTTTCCAGTAGGAAAAAGCTTGTCTTTTAGAATAGAGGCTTGTCGAACATTTCAATCTATCCCCATTCTTAGACTCTATTTTGCAGATGCAACCTCAAAAACACTAAACGGAGTTGCTGCAATGGAAGTTGGGACCTGGACTCATCTTGGTTGTATTCATGATGGTGCAACGGGAATATCAAAATTCTTTGTCAATGGTGTGTTAGTTCGAAGTGTCACTGATGCAACAAAAATAGGGGTCAATCTAGCGTCAAACACGAATCCTATACAGGTAGGACAAATTCTGGGGTCTAATGCAAAATGTAATGCCCGGGATGCTAAAGTCTACAATACTTTAATTTTGGATTCGCAGATTAAAGCTATCTATGATTTGCGTTTGATCTATCCTACAATAACCGATTTTACACCAGCGGGGATATCTGGTGATAAAATTCATATATATGGAACTAATTTTAGTAATATTGTTAATACAGCAACTATTAATGGATTATCTTCTACAATAACTTATATTAATCCTCTGCAATTAGATGCTATTGTGCCTAATGATCTTCCTGCGGGCACTGGAAAAATCACAGTTGTAGCAAACGGAGACAGCGTGACATCAACAAGCGATTTTACGCTTGTAATACCGCCTAAAATACCAGTAATAACAAAAATTCCTTATTGTGGTGTTGTTGGAAGTAATATAACAATAACAGGTTACAATTTTTCAGATATAATGAGTAATAATATTGTGAAATTAGGCAATCTTCCTATGACCGTTGTATCTTCATCAAATACAGCTATAATAGCTACTATACCAGCAAACGCAATATCTAGTAAAATAACAGTAGAAGTAAGTAATCACGTTGGAGAGTCGACAAATACTATGCTAATTACTCAATCTAGTGCTGCAATACGGACTATTGTCGATGCAACTGCGGCGGGTGGAACTGCTGAATTACCAGAGGGAGTTTTTCTTATTACTTCTAGATTTGAGATTAATAAAACAATTTCTCTAAAAGGTGCAGGGATAGATAAGACTGTTTTTGTTATGCAAGAGGGATTAAGTGCAACCGTTATGCAAATAAATGGTAATAATGCAAGTTATCCGGTAATAGTAGAAGGCCTTACAATTGAAGCGGCTGAGAATTTTGGAGCATTTTCCCTAATAGGACTTATGTCTTATTTTCGTATACATCATTGTAAATTCAATAATGCCAAAAGTAAAGGAATTAGGGTTGCAACACTGTCTTATGGATTAATTGATCATTGTACTCTTCTTAATTGTGTTACTTCTATTCAGTTTCTACAGAATTATAACCGGGTATCCTGGGATGATCCGGAAGGGCATCCTATTGGTACAGAGGAAGCAAGTTTCATAGAAGATTGTATTATAACTGGTGAAGGTGTTAATATTTGTGCTTGTGATGGTGATCAAGGGACTAGATTTGTGTTTCGTCACAATTATGTCAAAACAACGGTTAATTATACAGCTATGACCGCTCATGGACGATCTGGAAAAGATCCAGCTGGTTATCGAGGTAATTTTTCTTTTGAATGTTATGAAAATACGTATGAAGCATTAATTCAGCAATGTTGGTATGGTATTTTTGTAAGATCCGGAAGAGGTGTAATTTTTAATAATACAATTACCGGAAATGTTGGATTACCTATTGCATTTGCTGATTATAATTCATTTTCTTCAGGAAACATCGATCCAGAAACTGGGGATTATTATGGGGCGGTATATCCTTCTCCAGATCAAATTAATAATTTTTATATTTGGAATAATACTTATAATGGAGTTTTGATAACTGACGGACATCCCCAATTATATGTACCTAATTTAGGTTATTGCCGTCAAAATATTCAATTAAATAGAGATTATTTTGATTCAGAAATGCCAGGATATACACCGTATATTTATCCGCATCCTTTGAACACATAAAAATAAATAGGAGTTATGATGAGTAAGTTTTGGGAAAAAATTAGAGATAAAGAAATTTGGAAAATAGCAATGATGGTGGTTTTGCTATTTATAATCATTATTTGGAGTGGATACACGATAAATACGCAATGGGGAAGTATATATAAATCAAATCCTAATGATATAGTTAATCTAAAAATGACAAAAATAAAAGCACAAACAAATTATAGCATGGATATGAAGACATGTTTATTATCCGATTTGTCAAACTTATATGAGGATCGATTGATTCAATATTGCCGCGAAAATAATGCAAATGTTTCACAAGATAGAATAGCTAATGATGTCAGATATTATAAATTAATAATAATTGCTATGTCTGATGTATGTGAAAATATAACAGTAGAAAGATACATACATAATAATGATTTATATCGCTATGTTAATAAAGCGGATTGGGATGCATTTAAAGCAAATGTAGTTGCTTTGTATTTGCGTGAAGGTCGTCAAATAATGGCTTATTATTATGATAACACAAAAGTAATTATGCCACTTCAAGAATGGTTGAAACGGGAAGGACCTGAATTAGTACGGGTTATGTCTGGGAATACTGAAAAATTGATGGAAGATTTGAAAACAGAGAGTGTTATTTATTATACCTCAATTAATGGAAAAAAATAATTATGGGATTTTTTAATTTTTGGAAAAATAAAACAAAACCAGAAGAAAAAACGAGCCGGACCACTATATTAAATACTCAATATGGGACTGCGCGTTGGCCTGATAAGAATTACGAAAATTTTGCTAAAGAAACATATATGAAAAATACGATTGCTTATCGTTGTATTTTTTATATTGCCTCTTCTTTAGCTTCGGTTCGGTGGGGATTATATAAAAATTCCGGTGATGATAAAATAAAAATTACAGGTGATCCTATAAATAAAATTTTAAAACGGGCTAATCCGGATGAGAGTTTTGTTTTTTTAGTTCAAAAATTAGTGAGTTATTTGTTAATAAGTGGAAATTCTTATCTTGAAAGAGTGAGTCCTTCTACACAAATAATAAGAGAATTATACTGTTTGCGCCCGGATAAAATGACAATAAAAATAAATAAAGATACTGGAAGAATTGAAAGATATAATTACGATCAAAGATTAGAATTTGAAGTTGATCCGATTACTTTAAAATCTGACATCTTACATATAAAAATGTTTCATCCATTAGATGAATTTTTCGGATTAAGTGTAACTGAACCTCTAGCCAGGGAAATAGATAGTAGCAACGAGGCTACTGAATGGCAAAAAAAGGTTTTTGAAAATGAAGGTCGGCCGGGAATGGCTGTTTTTGTACATGGTTTTTTACCTGATGATGCTTGGGATAGATTAGATAAGCAACTTAACAATAAATCGGGTGCAGGCAATGCCGGAAAACCTATTATAATTGAGGGAGAAAGTACAGGAGATATAAAGCCTTATGCCTGGAGTCCTAAAGAAATGGACTGGATAGAAAGTAACCGAGAGTTAAGCCGTAAAATTTGTATAGGTTATGGTGTACCTCCTATGCTGTTAGGTATTCCTGGAGATAATACTTATGCCAATATGAAAGAAGCTCGGATAGCTTTTTGGGAAGAAACAGTCATTTATTATTTGGAATTAGCAAGAGGAGAATTGAATAATTGGTTATTTTCTGAAGAAGAGAATAAATTTATTGATTTTGATATAACTCATACTCCGGCAATGCAGAATAAAAATGAAACTTTATTTAATCTTGTCAAGGATGCTAACTTTTTGACAATTAATGAAAAAAGAAAAATAACCGGATGGGAAAAAACCGAGGGTGGGGATGTCATTTTAGTTGATGGTGGAAAAATGACATTAGAACAATTACTTTTATCTGAAGAAATGAGCAATGACCCGGCTAATAATGATGAAAATCAGGAGGGTATAGATCAAGAGGAAGTTCAAAAACTAATTGCCCTGGGATATGATGAAATTACAGCAAAAAGAATGGTTGCTTTAGTGGATGAATACTGATGATTAATATAACAAGAAATAAAGAATTATTTGCAAAGCAATTACGGGTACAGACTGAACAATTGGAAATGAAAATAAACAAGAAGTTAAAGCCTATATTTAGGTCAACCTTTTCCGATGTGGCTAAAATGATTGAGCATGGAGACCCATTAAATATAGTACCTGTTATAGTTAATCGACATTCGGCATTATTGAAAAATGCATTATTACAGCAATATAAAATTATTGGAGCTTATAATTTTGACCAGGTTACAAAAAGATTACAGGAAGTAAAGCCAAAAAAAATCAACGATTATTATGCTAAAGATAGCGTTAATAGTTTTTGGTTTTACTTTAATAATTGGGCCAACGGGCAAGCGGCAAGTAAGATAACTATGATCGATGCTACAACAAAGGATTTAATTCGATCGATTATAGAAAAAGGGATTCGAGATAGTAAGAGTTACATTCAAATTGCTGGTGATATAAGAAAATTAAGCCCTCTTATATCAAAAAATAGAGCTGCTATGATTGCTATAACGGAAACCCATACGGCTTTTAACAAGAGTACTTTTGAAAGTATTGAAAGTACAAATGTTAAGATGGAATCAAAAGAATGGATGAATGCCGGTGATGAAAGAGTGAGAAATAAACGTTTTAATCACGTACGCTCGCAGGGGGAGACTGTAAAAATGGATGAATACTTCAAAAATACAGGAGAATCATTGTTGTATCCTGGGGATCCAATGGGTAGTGCTGGAAATATTATTAGATGTTTTGTTTCTTCGAGAACTTTGATTTTTACAAATGAAGGTTGGGTAAAAATTAAAGATATTAAGATTGGTGATTTAGTTTTAACACATAAAAATAGATTTAGAAAAGTTTTAAAAACTAATAAATCTAATTATGAAGGTAATATAATTAAAATTTTTGTGGGGGAAAAAAGTGTAGTAGTAACTCCTGAGCATCCTTTTTTAAATGATAAAAATATTTGGGTGCAAGCAAAAGATTTAAGAGCACATGACAAAATAAAATTCATGGCTTCTTTCTGTAGTACATGTGGAAAAGAAATACCTTATTATAATAAGTATTGCTCTATTAGTTGTAGTAGTAAAGAGACTGCTAAAAAACAATGGAAAGAAGAAAAACATAGAAAAAATATAAGTGAAAAAACTTCTTTACAGTTAAAAAGAGAATATAAAAATGGAATAAGAGACAAGATTAAAATAACTGAAAAAGCAAGAAATAAATGTAAAGAAAAATATGGTGTTGGTGGTTCAATGGGATATTTAATAAAGCAAAAAGATTTTAGAGAAAAAATTAAAAAAGCAGTTAATAATAAATATGGAAGTTACTTGAATATGTTAAAAAAAACGGCATTTATTGCTTTAGGAAAAGTCAATTATAAAGGTTCTAAATTAGAGTCAGTTATGGAAAAATTTTTAATTAAAACTGGAAAACAATTTAAAAGACAGTTTCTTATTGATAGAAGAAGAATAGATTTTTACATTCCTAATGAAAAATTATTTATTGAAGTTGATGGTTATCCTTTTCATGAAGATAAAAATAAAGAGAGAAAAAGGGATTTAGAGATATTATTACAATATCCTAATCATAAAATTGCTCATGTAGAATACAAAACAGGACATCCTAAATGGGAGTATTTTGATTTATTAAAATTAAATCATACGGAAACATTTTCTCAATTAGATATGGAAATTAAAGATATTAAAAAATACACATTAGGTAAGATGATGAATGGTGGATATAAACAAATATATAATTTTTCAGTAGAAGAAGATGAAAGTTATATAGCAAAAGGATTTATTAGTCATAATTGTAGATGTGTTACTTTGTATAATACGGAGGTTACAACAATTGAGTAAATCATATTTTGACTGTCCCTTTGAAATAAAAGCGGAGGATATAAGCGATAAAGGGGTCATAGCTGGTTATGGGAGTACTTTTGGAGGAAAACCCGATTCATATGGAGATATAATTAATGAAGGAGCGTTTTCAGAAACCTTAAAAAATGGTGGTCGAAATGGTTCCGGAATAGCTATGTTATGGCAACATGATGCCAGGCAACCCATTGGTACCTGGTCGGAAATAGTTGAAAATAGTAAGGGGTTAAAAGTAAATGGTCAACTTGCTTTGGGTGTTCAGCAAGCGGACGAGGCTTTTATTTTGTTGAAAATGCACGCTTTAAATGGGTTAAGTATTGGATGGGATTTCATTCGCGACGCAAACGGAGACCCATACGAAAATTCATACGAAAGAGTAGAAAAGGCTAAAAGATATTTACGTTATTTGAAAAGATTGGAACTATGGGAAATAAGTCCAGTAACATTCCCGGCAAATACAAGAGCTACAATAACAAGCGTGAAGTCTGTTATTGAGGAAGCCAAAAATATAAGAGAGTTTGAAAATTCCCTTCGTGAAGAAGGTATGAGTTTACAGGCTGCTAAATATTTGGCAAGTCTTTGTAAACCGGAATTGGAAAAAAATTGGAATAAAACGTCCTATGACATATTAAAGACAATTCAGGAAATTAGAAAAAAGATTTAAAGGAGTAAAATTTTATGGCAGATAATAAAGACATGCCCGAGGGCCAAATTGTAGAAGAAGTAATCAAAGAGATTAAAAGATTTGGTGATGATCTTATTGGATTAAAAACTCAACAAGAAACAATCAATAAAAATTATAAAAATCTTATTGATAGTGCAGAAACAACTAAACAAGATTTGACAAAACTTGAAAAATTGAAAACTGATCTTGCTACAAGACAGGAACACATTGATCAAGCACATGCAAAAACATTGAAAAGAATTGATGATATCGAAGTTGCCTTAAAAAGACCAGGTGGAGCAACATTAAATATTAATGAAAAGGCATTAAAAGATTGTATAGAGCATTATACATCTTGTCGAGCTTCCAAAGGTGATGGTTCTGCAAATTGGAAAAATGTAAAAGATTTTGTTCCTAATGAAGAGGAATTTAAATCTTATCAAAAAGCATTTGAAAATTTTTTGCGTACAGACTCAAAATTTGTTGCTCCAGAAGAATTCAAGACCTTGTCGGTTGGTGTAGACACTCATGGTGGTTATACCGTAACGCCTTTCATGGCTAGTCAAATATTGACAAGAATGTTTGAACAAGACCCGATTAGACAATTAGCTCAATCAATGACTATTTCTACTGATGCCGTTGAATGGCTTGTGGACCGTGATCAAGCTTCAGTCGGTTGGGAAGGTGAAACACAGACAACCACAGAAACAGGAACTCCTGACTTTGGGAAAAAAAGAATTCCTGTCCATCAAATGTATGCAAAGCCTACAGCAACTCAACAATTATTAGAAGATTCAGCAATTAATATTGAAAGCTGGCTTGCAAATAAGGTTGCTGAAAGGATGGGTCGTTTTGAGGGAGCTTCCTTTGTTACGGGTGATGGTATTGGAAAACCAAGGGGTTTTCTTACTTATGCAAATGGGACAGCTTGGGGCCAAATTGAACAGGTTAATATGGGAGCTGCTGCTGCATTAACTGCGGACGGATTCATTCGGATTAAATATCAAATGATGGAACAATTTCTCAATACAGGAACCTGGTTAATGAATAGATTAACTGTTCGTGATTGTATGTTACTTAAGGATGGTGAGGGAAATTACATTTGGAAACCTTCTCAAATTGCTCTTGATCCATCGAGCTCTATCCTTGGATTACCATTAAGAATGTCAACATCTATGCCAGTTGTAGCGGCAAATGCTTTGGCAGTTGCCTTAGCTGATTTCCGGGAAACCTATATGATCGTTGATCGGTTAGGAATCACTATTCAACGTGATCCATTTACCCGGAAGCCTTTTGTAGAATTCTACACAAGAAAAAGAGTGGGTGGTGATGTTATTAATTATGACTCAATAAAATTGGGTGTTATTCACGTATAAGAAAAGGAGAAAATAATTATGGGTGGTAATAGATCGCATTATACTGATTTTGGTTTTTACGATGCAATTGCAATGCCTTCCGCATTGGGAATAAGTGCAGAAACAAACGGAAGAACCATAGATTTACAAGGTTTTGATGCAGTAACATTAGCCGTGCATGCAGGTGTATGCTCTACAGGAAGCACAGGAACTTCAGATTTTCGTCTTGTACTTCAACATGCCTATTCAAATGCTGCGGGAGCTCTTACTTGGTCCTTAGTTCCAAATAGTCTTTTAATTCATTCTGTTGTAGGTGGTTATGACTCTACGGCTAGTACTGGATTATTTGATTATGTAACTGTTTCACAAGTTAATGCTTCCGATGCAAAAATCGGAATTGTTGGATATAAAAAAACACCAACTTATCGATGGGTAAGATTGGTTGTTTCAATTACGGGAACTGTTTCTTTAGTTCCAATACAAGGAACTTGGATTTTAGGGGAACCTAATAACTGGCCCGTTAACGATCCGGTTAATTTAGCATAAAATAAGTTTTAGTGGGAGAATTATAACACTCTCCCACTCTTTTATTTAAGGGGTGATTTATGGCGGGAAGAGATGGAACGTATGTAAACAGCAAAGTAGGAAAAGAACAGGGTGCAGAACGTTTTTTTATAGATACGGATGGTTTTTTTAATGTTGATGGAGTTGATGTAACCGGGGAACAATTAAGGCAGTTAGTTGCTGACAAATTAAATTATTCTATTGTTACCGGAGGTGCTACAAGTACTTCGTTAGCCACAAAAAATTTATTGTCTACAGTAACAACGGTTATTATTAGTATGACCAGTAATGTAACTTCTGGATCCTTTTGGCTTAATTCCTGTACAGCCGGGAGAGAAATAACCTTCAAAATGTGGCATAAAAGTACAGCTTCAGGACAGGTAGAATTTTCAACTTCTGGATGTTCTTTGGTAAATCGAAGTGGTTCGGCTATATCAGGATTTATTTTAAAAGCGTCTGCGGGTAGTAATACTTTTGTCCGATTAAAATGCTACACAGATAATGAATGGTGTGTAGTAGATGCTGGTGGACAATATTCAGAATAAGGAAATTTTATGAAAATACAGATGTTAGAAACAAAACAAGGTAGTCTTGACGGGGTTTTTGTGAAAACATTTCACAAAGATCAAATATATGATATTCCTGATAGACTTTATGACAGTTTCAAAAAAATGAAATGGTGTAAAGAAATAACAGATGAGGAAGAACAAATGGATAAAAGTCTTGATTCGGCTCCATCAAATAGAATGGCAGATACAAAGAAAGTAAATAAAAAAGGTTAATGATGATAACAGAAAAAGCGGATTCTTATAATAATATTTCATATAGAACAATAATTGATCCTATATCTTACCCGGTAACGATCGATGAAATAAAATCTTTTGCTCGAATTGATGGTAATGATCAAGATGCATTACTCGAAATATTTTTGCAAGGTGTTATTGAAGATATAGAAACTTATTTAGGTCGAGCCTTAGTTGAAAGAACAATTCAAATGACAATGGATTTTTGGAATTCGAATGAAGTGGAGTTAAAGAAACCACCGCTTATTTCTGTTATTTCTGTTAGTACGGTAAATGATAGTGATGTTGAAACAGTTTATGACAGTAATAATTATTATGTTATTACCGAAAGTATACCGGGAAAATTGATCATAAAAAATGGGATAGAATTACCATCAAATTTTGATCGATCTTTTTCCGGTTTTCGAATTACTTATACTGCTGGTTATGGGGATGTTTCAAAAGTGCCAAGTAAAATTAAAGTGGCAATTATGCAATGGGTAACAATGATTTATGAAGGTCGATCAATGACAAAAAATGATATTTCTTACAATGAACCCCCGCCGGAAGTTAAAAGAATATTATCAAATTTTAGGGTTGTAAAAATATGAGTTATATAGCAAAAGAGTTAAAACATCGTATAACCATCATGCAAGCTACAAATGAACCTACCCTCGCGGGAGGGTTTGCACGTGGATATAAAAAATTATTAACTCTCTGGGCTGGAAAAAAACAAGTTGGTTCTTTTATTATGCAAATAAGATCTGTAAATGCTGAAAAGAGTAATAATAATTCTCCTATTGATACGGATGAATTCAAAGTTAGATATGATTCAATTGTTTCTAACTTTGAAAGAACTTTTGCAAAAGGTTTTCAAACTGGATTTGATAGTCATAAAAGTAATGGAATGGGAAAACGATTTGATAACGGTTTTGATAATGGTTTTGATAGTTTAGTTGATATGTTTCCGGTAAAAGCTGATTATTTTGTATTTTTACAAAGCGGCAATAATGATGCTTATAGAGGAAGACTATATAAAATAAATCGTATTGTTTTAGATGATAATACAAAAGAATTTGCTTTATTACGATGTAATGAAGTCCAGGAAATGGGATTAGGAGCAAAGATATGAGTACTCCATTATTTGATATAGACATAAGAGGGTCAGAGGAAACACAAGCCTTCATAAAAGCTTTTGGTAGTAAAGGGATGCAGATTGTTTCTGATGAACTTCATAAAATAACCATTAGATTGAGAAAAGATATTTTGCAATCTATGAGAAATACGCATAGAAGTCCAGGAAGATATTATAAGGTTGGAAAAGGAATTTTTCACAAACCTTCTGCGGCTGGATTTCCCCCGGCAATCAACACAGGCAATCTTGCCAATCGTATGTATATTGATTATGCTGATGGCTATAGCAGATTATTTATCGATAATGTTATTTATGCAAAATGGTTAGAGGAAGGTACAAAAAAAATGAAAGCAAGACCTTTTTTTGGCCCTGCAATTGAGCGAAGTAACTGGGAAAAATCCGTAAAAAATAGAATTATTGCGGAACGTTTTGCAGGCAGGAGATTAGAAGGATGAGAATAGGACAAATTGTCTTGAGACTTCGATTGAAAAATACTTATTTTGGTAATTATATCGGAGGTGCTCTTGAATTAGATGTGGCAATTACTGGTACTCTTA